CTATTATAGTAGCTCCTACCGCATTTGGTAAATCAATTGTGATAGCTGAGATTGCTCATCAATTGGGCGAAAAATTATTGGTGATACAACCATCAAAAGAATTATTGGAACAAAATTATAACAAATTCATCAATTTAGGTGGAGAAGCTAAGATATATTCAGCTGCGATGGGTGAGAAAGAGATTGGAGAAGTTACATATGCTACAATCGGTTCTATTGTCAATATAGCACATAAATTCCATACATTGGGTATTAAGAAGGTTATTATAGATGAATGTGATAGATTCCCAAGAGAACCCGGTGGAATGTTAAGAAGATTCCTTACTGCGGCTAAAATCACTCACGTATTAGGATTAACCGCAACTCCATTGAAGCTACAAACAAACCTTAACGATGTGGGTAGGTCTTATTCTAAGCTGGTCATGCTGACTTCAAAATCTAAAAAGGGGAATTACTTCAAAGAGGTGATACATGTGGCTCAAATCGAAGATATGGTACAAAATGAATATTGGTCACCATTGGTATATGAGTCCTATGATTTTGAAACTGGTGGATTGGTTTACAATTCATCTTATGCTGATTATACGGATGATTCAATACAAAGAGCTTATAAGCAACAAGACATTGGTGGTAAGATTATTAAGAAAATTGGGGATTTACCTAATAGAAAATCAATATTAGTAGCAGTACCATCCGTTGAAGCGGCAATTGAGCTATCCACAAAGTTACCAAGTTGTGAAGCAGTATATAGTGGTATGGCTGATAGTGATAGAGAGCGTATTATTGATGATTTTAAGAACCTACGATTGAGGATAGTTGTACAAGTTACTATTCTATCAGTAGGGTTTGACCATCCAGAATTAGATTGCATAATAACAGGCAGACCCACCGCATCATTAAGTTGGTGGTATCAGTTTGTAGGAAGGGTTACTCGTATCCATCCCAATAAGAAAGATGGTTTGGTAGTTGATTTTGTAGGTAGTGTTCCTCGTTTTGGTAAGGTAGAGGAGCTGTATTTCAAAAAAGATGAAACTCATTTCCCATTTGATTGGAAACTATACGGAGAAGGTAAAAAACAATTAACAGGGATTCCTTTAGATGAGATTGGATTACATATAGAAGGTAAGCCATCACCGCAAGATATGGCTAATGTAGTTGGACCTATATTAATGACATTTGGAAAATACAAAGGTAGAGATATTAAATCAATTCCTGTATGGTATCGTAAATGGATGTTGGAAAATATTAAATGGAACGGATACAATCGGCATATTGAAAAGGAGATACTACGTCTTAAAGATATCGGAATCTAACCTATTATATATTTATTGGTATGAGTAAGATAAAATACTACATACTAAGATATTGGGTTGCAGTAATCTTTTTAGGTTTAGCATTTTATTTTTACGAACCATCACAATCAATAACACATTGTTCTCCAAATAGTTTAATTACGGATGTAGAACCAAAGACCATTTTAGGTTTGGGTGAAATGAGTTGGATGTGGATACTAATGGCTATTGCACATAGTGCTAATACCTGTTATTGTGATATTAAATCATTATTAAAGAAAAGATAATGATTAGACCAAATACTATATCAAAGGGGTTTAATCTTTTGTTGTTAGTAATTGGTTTGATTGGTTTTTATATGTTATCTCAAAAATGGAGATATGTATATTATCAATGGGTGGGTTTAAAAAGCTCTTGGATTAAAAAGAAATTATTTAAAAAATTATTATAATGGCTTATTTCATACATAAACAATTAATACCTACGGATGTAAATGCAGGTGACCCTAATTGGTCTAAAAGACAAATATGGGTATTAAGATTAAATCAAAATGATACTATTGATGAATTTGAAACAATAGAGGAAGGCCAAAGAAAAGTGGAGGAGTTATTCAATTCAGACCCAACGGCTAGAATTTATAAATTAGTTTTCAAAAATGAAGATGGAACTTTCTCAGATATTTCCTAATATTTCCCTGGTATTATTGTCTCCCAGTTAATTGCTACAGTTTATTTTTATATAGTCCCAGTTATACAGTAGTCAAGGATATATATTGCGTAAAAATCCCAAACGTAAAGAAATGTGGATAAATTTATCAAAATAAAAAAGATACATGGTTTTGCTTGGTAGTTTCAAATATTTTTCGTATATTTGTAAAACGAATAAAAATATCTACATATATGGCAGCTAAACAAAGTATCAAAGAAGCAGTTAAAAACCCAACCTATTATGGTGGTGTTGATAATCCATACGAAGTAATTAAAGTATGTGAAGCTTGGGGTTTAGATAAGGATGCATATCTGTTCAATGTTGCTAAATACATAGCAAGAGCCGGTAAGAAAGACCCTCAAAAGGAATTAGAAGATTTAAAGAAAGCCGCATTTTATCTAAATCGTAAAATAGAAAACCTACAAAAGTAAAGAATTTTATATAGGTATATTTATCTATATGGAATATAAACCCTTACAATTTTTAGAAAACACATATCCTAATCCTAATAATTATGTGTCAAATGGTGTTGAGAAAACAACATTAAATGGAATATATCCAGAAAAAAATAAAATAGAATTTAACTTACCATCTATTAGTGAATTGAAATATGTAGAAGGAACTGAATTTAAATTCATTTTAGCAATATTCAATGATTATAAAGATACTAAACCAGTATATTATACATCGGAATTATATTATAATACACTTCAAAATTCTATATTAGAAGGTAATCCATATTTTTCACAAGCTAGCTTCAATCCTCAAAATATTGTAAGTTATGTATTAGAAACTCCACTTAAAGTATATTCACCACTACATCAAGAAGAAATAAAACCACGCGTAAATGTGCGTCAAAACATATTCATTAATAGTGGTAGCATTGTTGATTATGATAATTTAGTAACTTATATTGATTGGATGGTAAGTCCGGTAAGTCCTTTGGATGATGATAATTTCGGTGTATTGAAAGCAGAAACAATAGCTGGGTGGGATGTATTAAATGGAAATTACGCAGATGGAACAACTACAACAGGAGTTTCTGCATCATTTGGAATTGGGGCTTCAACGGTATTTATCACTACAGATGACCAAACTGGTACTAATGCTGACTTAAAATTTCAGCAAGAAAAATTAGCTAAATTAGAACAACAAATTTTAAACTTACAAAAGGCAATATCCTCAAAAAATGGGTTTATATATAATAGGTTCTTAGGTTTATGGACACTAGCATATGTAATTGTAAATGAAAAACGATATGAAACAGGAGGAGGTGCATACCTAAACAAATCTGATAAAACAAACCAATTAGTACAAAAATTAACAACGGATTTAAATAGTTTACAAAAGCAATTTTCTGATACAGAATCTACTATTGCAAATATAAATAAATCATTAAGTGATTCTGCAAAAGCCGCAGCCGATAAAGCAAAAGCCTTCGCAGGACAAGTGACTAACTTATCTAGTAAAATTCCAAAAATTCCAAAACTACCTGCTATCCCACAAATTCCACAATTACCAACTCTAGCTGCGATTGGTGCGGGATTACTAGCAGCTTTACCAGCTTTACCAGCTTTACCAAAGTTACCTAAACTACCAAAATTACCTAGCCTTAAATTTCCTAAATTACCTAAATTAAAAAAGAAAGAACCAAAGCAACCTAAGAAATTTAAAAATAAAGCAAAAGCAGCATTAGCTGCTGCACAAGCCGCAGCGGCCGCAGCGGCAGCAGGAGTTGCAGCTGCAACAGCAGCAGCGGCTGCAGCAAAAGCAGCAGCTGATAAAGCAAAAGCAACAGCTGATAAAGTAAAGGCTACTGCAGATAAAGCTAAATCAACAGTACAAGGGGCAGTTGATAATGTAAAAAATAATATTCCAAAACTATAACTGATTTAAAAAATTAACTTATATTTATATGTAATTAAATGTTTCATATGGGTATGTTAAAAGTTAATTGGAAAAAATACTTAAATAGTTCCAACCCAACTATTAATAAATATCTTAGCGCTTTTGGAGATTCATTTATTACACAAACATTACAGCGAATTACGCTGGCTCATCAAAAGAGAAAATCACAAATCATTTTAATCCGTTTCAAACAATCAGATATTGTTGCTACAATTGAAAGGAAAGATTATGTACTTGCCTTAGAAAATCTTCTTCAATTATGCATTAATTTGGAAAAATATGAATTGTGTAGAGAAATCCATACAACAATTAATTTAATAAAAAACAAAAGAAGGGCAAGGGTAAAATCCTTATCAAAGGTTATAAGTTCCTAATAACAAAAAATTAGAACATGGCAAGAAAAGAAAAGGCATTAGTTGCAGAAGAACCAAAAGAAGTTACACATTCACTACCAAAAGTTATAAAGAGAATTAAATTTAAAACAAAAAACCAAAAAAGATTTTACAAAGCGATAGAGAACGAAGGGAATAGTATTATAATGGCACATGCCTTAGCCGGAGCTGGAAAAACTTACATATCAATACAAAAAGGATTAGAACTATTATTACACAAATCATCGCCAATCGAAAAACTTATTATTATTAACCCAACCGTTGATGTTGGTAATGAAGATAAGTTAGGTCATTTGCCTGGCGATTTGATGGAGAAGATAGAAGTGCATAATGAATCATCTTTATTTATCTTAAACAAAATTATCGGACCTGTTGAAGTTAAGAAATTAATTGAAAACAAAAAGATTGAATTTAGAGTAATGAACTTTTTAAGAGGTATTAACTTTGAAAAGAGTTATATTATTTTAGATGAAGCACAAAATGCCTCACCACTACAATTGAAAACTTTAATCACTAGAATTTCAGATGATTCAAAATTAGTTATTGAAGGTGACCTTTCTCAATGTGATAAGTATCGTGCTAATGGAGTACCTGCTTATCAAAAGAGTGGATTTTACGATATATGGAAACGATTAGCAGGAATGAAGGGAGCTTATCAAATAGAATTTGCTTCATCGGATTGTATTCGTTCCGGTATTGTTAGAAGGGTGCTTGAAAGATATGAATTAGAGGAAGAAATTATATTAGGTGAAAGTAATCCATTTGAACTTAATTTGGATGCACCATCAGAAGGAGAGTTTATAGAAGGGGTACATATTATAGAAAATTAATATATAACCAAAAATAAATTATAACTCGTTGATTTTCAACGGGTTATTTTTTGTCCTTTATTTGGTAAATTGAGGTATTTTTCGTATCTTTACATAGTAAATAATTAACACAATATATGGTAGACAAGAAAATAGTATGGATTGATATGGATGGAGTACTCGTTGATTTTAGTGCAGAAGTTAATAAAACAATAACCAACAATACATTCTTAAAAGAAGCTTATAAAGGTAGATATGACCACATACCGGGCATATTCAGAAATCCGCCACCAATTGAAGGAGCTATTGAAGCCGTTAAGAAATTGGCAGAAAGTGGTAAGTATGAATTATATATCGCTACCGCAGCACCTTGGGGAAATCCGATGGCAGCTATGGATAAAAGATTTTGGATTGAAGAACACTTTGGTAATCTATTTAAAAAGAAGATGACAATTTCTCATTTAAAGAATCTATTGATTGGTGATTATCTAATTGATGATAGAACTGCTAACGGAGCTGGAGAATTTAAAGGTGAGTTATTACGATTTGGTTGGCACTATGAAAACGAAACTTGGAACGAGTACCCGAATTGGGAATCAATACTTAAAAAATTATTATAATGAAAAAACTAATACCCCTATTATTTTTATTTGCAGCATGTTCTAAAAAAGATATAGTTGTTCCTATTAATCAATACACATTCAGTATTGATTCGGTACTTACTCAAACGGGAAAAAATTCATTACCAATAGATGCCAATGGAATCTATCATTTGAAATTAGTTACTGGGTTAAATCAACAACCTCATAGAATTACCGGCCGGATATTAATAAATGGTAAAGAACCAATTCCAGCTGAAAAGATTGAATTTGAAAGTAATTTATCTTGGTGGTTAAAACAAGGTGATACAGTTGCATATATTACTAAAGCGTATATTAATTATTTCACAGGAGAATACACTATTGTAAAATTGCCACCATTAATTACATCAAAAGATGAAATGGTTGGCACTGTTAATATGGCATCTTATAGTGGTACTAATGGTGAATTAAATACAATTATAGCTCCTATTGGAACTATGAAGGGTGATACTATGATTATAAAGGCATTTAACTATAATGCTAAAAAAACAATTTATACAAAAATAGTATTAGAATAATGAGAAGTAAAGAAGTAAAATTTCCACTAACTCCAATAACCGAAGAAACTTTTATAAGACAAGGTTGGCGTAAGTGTGATGTAAACGAACCTCTATTTGAAGAATTTGGAGAAGATTTGGATAAGTTAAATAATGATTTCTTTGGTGAGATGGAAGATGAAGAAATGGAAGAACCGATAGAAAGACCTGAAGCAATTGCTTGGTATTATACACTTGCAATTCCAAACGATAGAACGGACCCATACTGTCCAAGATTAGTTTCAAACGCTACTGATGAAAGTGGATTATTGAAAGAAATGGGATTGCCTGAAGGAACTTTCTTTGTAGAATTAATGGATTGGGATGGGCTTGGATATTGTCAATCGGAAGAAGAAATTGAAATACTCTATAAGGCATTGACTGGAAAAAATTTGGAGAATTAAAAAATAAATCGTATATTTGTATTATGAGAAATTACACAGAACAACAATTGAAGGAAAACTATGAGAAGTTTCTAGCTTTCATTCGTAAGGCATTCGTAAACCAACCGGAACGAATGGAGAAGTTATTACATATGTATTCAGAAGATGAATTAGGTATGGAGTTATTAATGGCGCCGGCAAGTGGTAAAGCACACTTCCACTCGGCATACAATGGTGGTTATATTGACCACATTATGAATGTATGTAAGAATTCAATCGGACAGATGAATCAATTCAAAGCTAATGGTGGTATCATAGATTTTGAAGTTGAGGAATTATTATTTGCTGCACTACATCACGACTTAGGTAAATTAGGTGATGTTGGTCATCCATATTATGTGGAGCAAGAATCAGATTGGCATCGTAAGAATCAAGGTTCTCTATTCAAACAAAACCCTGAGATTCATTATATGGATGTAACACACAGAGCCCTATGGACATTACAAAAATATGGTATTCAATTTACACAAAAAGAAATGTTGGGTATTATGTTGGCGGATGGATTATATAATAAAGGAAATGAAAAATACTTTATTTCATACGATGAGAACTTCCAATTGAAAACCGAATTACCTTATCTATTACATTGGGCAGACCATATGAGTTGCAGAATTGAAAATTCAGAATATAAGAACGGAATTAAATAAAAAATAATTTCATTATATTTATAAACCGATAGAGCTGGCCAGCATATCGGAGTATTATCCAAAAGGAGATACAAACTAACGCTTAAAAAAGTAAAAAAATGAAAAATCAAATTCAAAAGGGATTCCCTATCCCGCAATTTAGGGACGAGTTCTTCTCACCATTAGATACTTTATTCGATAAGGTATTTTCAGAATCATTTCCTGAATTATCAAAGGAAATAGGTATTAACGCATTTCAACAAGCTGCTTATCCAAAATGTGACATCATTAATTTTGATGACCGTATTGAGATTGTAGCAGAAGTTCCGGGTCTAACAAAAGAACAAATTACCATTGATGTAGATGGTGATGTAATTACACTAAAAGGAGAAAAATCAAGCAAAGCAACTGAGAAAGAAGGTGGAGTATATCTTCGTAGGGAAGTTAAACGTTCTTCATTCTTACGAAGTTTTACAGCTGATTCTAAAATCTTTGATTTAGATAGTGTAAAAGCATCATTTGAAGATGGTGTATTGGAATTAGCAATACCAAAAAGAGAACCTGAAAAACCAAAGAAACGAACAATTTCAATTGGATAATTTAACAAACATAACAAACTAACAATATGAGAAGGGTGACCAAAATCACCCTTTTCTTATTTTCAATATATTTATATATACAATTTAAAAACAAATTATGAAACCAGAATACAAAATGAGAGCTCAAGAGCATTTAGAGGCTATTACTAAAAGAGCTAAAGTTATTGCGGAAATGTTAAAAGGTGAAAGACCTGCTAATCAAGCTGAAGCAATTAAGTTATCAAATGAAATCGAAAGATTAGTAGAATTAACAACAAACATCGTAGATTTATCGTAATATGAATTGGTTAAAGTTCTTAGTTGGATTTTCAGCCCTAATTATTGCCGGATGTGCAGCATTCTTTTCAGTAACTGGATTGGGTGTACTATTTAGTGGAGCATCAACAGCAGTGATGGTGATGGCAGGCTCATTGGAGTTTGCTAAATTGGTTGCTGCAACATATTTGAAGCAAACTTGGGATGAAATTAAGGGATTTAACAAATGGTATTTAACAATTTCAGTAGGTATTCTTATGATGATTACCTCTGCTGGTATTTTTGGTTATCTTTCTAACGCTTTTCAGGCACAATCATTACAATTACAGCAAGTAGATAGAGAAGTTTTAGTATTTTCTACTAAAATTGAGCAAAATACGGCTCAAATTACTCAACTTAACACTCAATTAGGGCAATTATCTTCAACTCAATCAACAATTTTAGAGAAAGGTAAGGTAAATTCACGTTTATTACGTTCAATTGATAGTAAAGATAAGCAAGTTGCTACAATTAATAAGAAAATAGCTGATTTACAAGACCAAAACGCTAAAAATAACGATAAAATTAACGAAATTAAGATTGCAAACTTAGATTTAGAGAAAGAAGTAGGTGGATTTCGTTTTATTGCAGAAGCATTTGGTATGGAATTGAAAAATGTTGTAAAATTCTTCATATTTTTGATTGTAATAGTGTTTGACCCGCTTGCAATCGCTCTAATTATTGCATTTAATGGATTAATTGGTAAAAAAAAGGAAAAAAAGCAGGATTTTAAGGATTTGGATGAGTTAATGGAGGAAAACTATAAAAATTATCAGGTATATGGTGATAAAAAAGAAGAAACTCCTATATTAGTATCTGAAAATGATAATAAAACATTCTTTGATACTATAAATAACCCACCAGCACCAAGTGAGGAGCTTATAAAGGCAGCTGAAAAATATAAAGAGCAATTACTTCAAACGGAGGACATAAAAAAAAAAGAAATTGATTCCGCTACAACAAATGTGGAAGAATCTGAAGTAACACTAACTGATGAAGAAAAGAAAGCATTAGAACCTGAAATAACCGATGAGATACTAATGAACCTTCAAACCGATTATTCAAAGAGACCTATTGATTATGATGGTGATGGTACTATTGATGGATATGATACTGATGGTGATGGTATAATAGATATCGTAAGAGCAGAGCACCCAAGTAGAGCAGCTGCAATCAAAAATATGTTACCTTACTACGCTAAGGCTGGATTTAATTGGGATGACCGTAAAAATTGGATAAATGACCAAAATGCGGTTAATTATTGGATAAAAAACATCAAACCCTCACAATATCCAACGGACTTCTCTGGAAAGTCTTATTAATATTTGGTGAATTCGGATAATTTTCGTATATTTGTATAACAACAAATAATACCAAAATGATGAATTTAGGATATGCATGTATCAATATGAGTATGGGTAAGAAAGTAGGTACTAACCGAACAATGGTTAAACGTACTTTCGAAGCAAAGGGTTTAGATTATGTTTCCGAACTTGCATTACTCAATGCAAAGGATGTTATTAAAATTTTAGAGTGGAATAGAATGAATGGAATTAATTTCTTTCGTTTATCATCTGCTATGATTCCTTGGGGTGATAATTTAGATTTAACTCAATTAAAAGATTACAAAGAGATTAAGAGTGAATTAAAGAAAGCCGGTGATTACGCTAAGTTTTGGAACATGCGTATTAATTCACATCCCGGCCCATTCAACGTATTGCCATCACCAAACGAATCGGTTGTTCAAAAGACTTTCGCTGATTTAGAATTGCATGGTAAAATATTTGATATGATGGGTTTATCTAAAACACATTACAACAATATTAATATTCATTGTAATGGTGTCTACGGAGATAAACAATCTGCGATGGATAGATTGATTACAAACTTCAAAAGACTATCACCAAGCGTACGCAAACGATTGACATTGGAGAATGATGATAAGGCTTCTATGTATTCCGTAAAAGACCTTATGTATATTCACAAACATACAGGTATTCCTATTGTATTCGATTATCATCACCACCAATTTTGTACAGGTGGATTAAGTGAAGAAGAAGCTCTTAAATTAGCAGCAACAACTTGGCCGGCTGGAATTACGCAAGAAGTTCACTATTCCGAATCAAAAGCATTACATGAAAATAACTCAAAAGAAAAACCACAAGCACATTCCTATCTTATTAATGCCCTCCCCAATACATATGGGCTGGATTTGGACATTATGGTTGAAGCAAAAGGAAAAGAATTAGCAATATTACCTTTTATTAAATGATGAATTATATAGCAATATTAACTTTTCAAATTATGTTTAATATCTTCAAAGTATTGGAGATTAAATTTACATATGAGAATCAACTAAACAGATTACTTATTAATTCAGTTTGGATTAACTTAGTATCACTTGCTTCAGTTTATTTCTCATTAGATAGTTTGTTAAAAGGGGATATGTGGGTACTACCATTTTATATTGGTGGTAGTGTGTTAGGAAAATGGATAGCAATGACTCAAATGGATAATTTAGAATCTAAACTATTTGTATTCTTTAGAAGTAAAACTGAAAAACCAAAAAGAAATGGGAAATCAATTAGATAAAAAATATCAGCAACTATTAAGTGATATAATTGAATTTGGCGTAGAGAAAAAAGATAGAACCGGAACAGGTACTATATCCGAATTTGGTCACCAAATACGTCACAAAATGAGTGAAGGGTTTCCATTACTTACAACAAAGAAAATGGCATGGAAACAAATTGTATCAGAACTACTTTGGTTTTTAACAGGACAAACTAATATTGCTTTTTTACATAAACATAACAATCATATTTGGGATGGTGATTATGAAAAAAGTGGAAGAACTGATGGTGATTTAGGACCAATTTATGGTAAGCAATGGAGAAAGTGGGATGGTAAGAATGGAAGGATTGACCAAATAGATGATTTAGTAAAAGAACTTAAAACAAATCCAGATAGTAGAAGATTGATAGTATCGGCTTGGAACGTAGGTGAATTGGATATGATGGTGTTACCACCTTGTCATTATGGATTTCAGGTTTGGACAAGAGAAGAAAATGGACAAAGATATATTTCTCTAATGTGGAATCAAAGAAGTGTGGATACATTTTTAGGACTGCCATTTAATATAGCATCTTATGGATTACTACTTCATATTATAGCAAATGAAGTGAATATGATACCTGATGAATTAATTGGTAATTTGGGAGATACTCATTTGTATTTAAATCATATTGAACAAGCAAAAGAACAAATAAGTAGAGAATCATTTGATTTACCAAAATTAATAACCAATGCAAAAATAGATGGTATATGTTGTAATGTGCCTGATGATTTCATATTAGATGGTTACCAATATCACCCAACAATTAAAGCACCTCTATCAAATTAAAATATTATGGCAAATTTTAATGTAAAAATAAAGCAACCAAAACGAGTTGAAAAAAAATGGGGTTATGAACTATGGATTCATAACGATAATCAATATTGCGGAAAATTATTAGTATTTACACAATCTGGAAATAAATTTTCAATGCATTATCATATGTTAAAGAATGAAACTTGGTATGTTCAGAAAGGAGCATTTCAATTTGATTGGATTGATACTGAAGCAGCTGAAAGAAACTATACACAATTGCAAGAAGGTGATGTTGTTTATATTGAGAAAGGATTACCTCATCAATTAATGGCATTAACCGAAGGAGCAACAATTATGGAAGTAAGTACAGAACACTTTGACGAAGACTCTTATAGAGTTTATAGAAATGGACCTCAAGATTTAGAATAATGACATATATAGTAGCGCATCTTCCTAACTTAGAAGAACTTAAAAAACAATTAGAAGATAATCCTGATAGAATTGAAACCTATATGAAATATATGGGATTTGAAGGACCTGAAGGAACGATTGATTATATAACAAACAAAATAAAAGAACATATTAAAAATAAAAAAAATGAAAATACAAAAAATTAACGAATCATCAATTACTCAAGAAGATATAGCATTATATAAAGAATCTATTTCTAAATTAGATGGATTTATGTTTACGGCATCTGATATGGATAAAAGAATTATTACAATACGTTTGGGTAGTGTTGAAGATGAACTAACATTAGTAAATCCAGTAATAGAAAAAACATCAGAACAACCATTGGTTTATTTTGAAAAAGATTTTAATAAAGGAAAGGTTCGTAAAACAATTCGTTTTCCATATCTTATAGTTAATACTGACAATTTAGGTAAAGTTGAATTCAAAGCAGAAAAAAAGGATTGGAAAGATTCTGATGAATTTTTTGGAGATATGGGATTAATAGAAGCTGTATTGGTACAACGATTGATAGATGCAATCAATGGTATTGATATTACACATCCATCAAGACAATATTCCGAAACTGTTATAAAAGATAAAGAGCCGGGTAGAAACGAAAGAGTTATGTTGCAAGGTCCTGATGGAGAAATGGAATTCGTAAAAAGTAAAAAAATAGATTCATATCTACAAAGGGGTTGGAACTTAATTTAATTCTAAACAAATGGCAAAATTAATATTTATTATAGATGAAGCTGAAAATAGAGAAGCCTCTAAAATAGAATTTGAAGTACCAAACGATATGGATGTTTGGGAATATAAAAGAATGTGTGTTAGAATGGCAGGGGCTATGGGATATACTTCCATATCTGTTAGAAAAGCTTTCGGAACTGAATATAAAAAAGATTTAGATACAGAAATAAAACAAATATTTGAAAACGCCTATTCGGGCTCATTGATATATGGATAATATTAAAGATTTATTAGCAGCACAAAATAAAAGAATACTAACTTTACAATTGTTGGTAGAGGCTTTGGTAGATGAATTAATTGAAACTAAAAAAATAAAAGAATCAAAACTTGATAAAAGATTTGTATCTAAAATGCATTGGGCAAATGAAGAATTGGATAAAGCCAGAGAAGAAGCTTCAATGGATTATTTGAAATCGCAGATGTTTGGTGGCAAAATAGGCGAAGCTTAAATTTGGTAGTTTCAATAAAAAGTTGTATATTTGTATAATAATTAAAATTTATGGATTATTTAATAGGATTTTTACTAATAATATTGTTACCAGCTTCAATATTATTTAATATAATTTTGATTCGTAGAGGAATCTCATTTGTAAAGCAAAACGAACAATTGACTGATATTATAAAAGATTACGATAGTAGACAAGATAATACTTTAATAACATTAGAAAATATGTTAGCTGAATTAAGACAAATTGATTTAAATGGTTCCTTTGAATCAGATGATGAAGTTGGTACTGTATTTTCGGAATTAAAAAATACAATAGAAAACTACAAAAAACAAATTTAATAATGCCTCGTAAAAAGAAAAGTAAACAATACTTTACATTAGATACTGAAGAAGCTATTATAGCATATAACAAATCAACATCTCAACGAGAAAGAAATGATTTATATAAAACAAGAATTCAATATCCTTTTGAAAAATTAGCAGAGAACATTCTTAACACATTTAAGTTTTCTTATTTTGATGTTAGTAAAGAGGATGTACAAATGGAGGTTATATCTAATTTAATTGAAAAAATACATATGTTCCAAGAAGGTAAGGGAAAAGCATTTTCCTATTTTTCAATTGTTGCAAAAAATTATCTTATCCTTAAAAATAATGGAAATTATAAAAGATTTAAAAAAACATCTTTACTATCAGAAATGCCAGAAACTTGGAATCCTGAAAATGATTTTAAAGAAACTCAATTTGGCGAAGAATTAAATGAATTTAAAGATTTAATGTTAAGATATTGGGACCAAAATCTTACTAGAGTATTTACCAAAAAAAGGGATATACAAATAGCAGACGCAGTACTTGAATTATTTAGAAGAAGTGCAAACATAGAAAACTTCAACAAAAAACATTTGTATCTTTTAATAAGAGAAATGACTGATTGTAAGACACATTATATTACAAAGGTAGTAAATGAAATGAAAAAACATCAAACTAAAATGCTGAATGATTATTTAGATTATGGTATGATTACATCTAAAAGTAACGATTTTTGGGAAGAGCAATATTTATTAGAACAATAGACAGACATATTATGGAACGAATTGCATCGATGTTTTTTCATAGCCGTACACAGGCACACATATTTCACACAAGAGTAACCGGAGAAGGTTCAGATGCCGCTCATAGAGCTTTACAAGCTTATTACGAAGGTATTGTACCACTTATAGATGGTGTAATTGAAACTTATCAGGGACAATATGGTTTAATTGAATATAAGGAAGTAAATGGTATTGATAACGATGCTTCAAAAGAAAATATCATTAGATACTTTGATAATCTTTGTAAATTTTTGGCAAAGGAAAGAAAAGAACCTAAATTACAAATGAGTTGGTTGCAGAATGACTTAGATAACATAGCATCTCTTTTATACTCTACAAAATATAAGTTAATAAACCTACAATAATTTAACACTAGAATTAATACTATTTTAAGGTTATTCAATATTTATCATTGGATAACCTTTTTTTATTATCCAAAATACGTTCCTACTTAACAGGTTTTTTCAACATTTTACGGTAATTTAGTTACTTAATTGGTTATACGGATAACTAAAAAGTAAAATTATGTCATACATTAAAGGGTTAGTAGCAAATTGGAAAGAAAAGCTTGGGCTGGGTTTTCTTTATTTGGCGTTGGGTTGGGTTATGTTAGCATTGGTATTTCAATTAACTATGGTTGGAATTCATATTGCTGGAAAAACAGAATTAGAGCAAAATATAGCAAATTGGTTTAGTTGGAAATTTGATGGCACATTCAAAAACTCACCTGAAAATATTTGGTATGAAGCAGAAGACCATGTATGGGTTGATGGTGTAGAAAATCAAGTTAAGATTGGTAAATTAGCAGGAAATCGTAATCTTGCATTTGGAGTAAAAAACATATTAGAGGAATATATTCAAGAAAAAGGATATGACCTTTCGCAAGATGCAAAATATCATTTAAAAGTAAATATTGTTTATTTGGATGTACTTACAACCAAAACTAACATTTCAGTATTCCATAAAGGAGAAGAAGAAGTGGTAGTTAGATTGCAAGGTATTCTATATAAAGAAGGAAAAAAGGAGAAAGAGATAGTGGTTGAAGAATCATCATCAGAAATCTCAATGTCTACGTTAATAGTTGATGAGGGTGGTAAATTCAATCAAACATCTTTAAGCAACGCACTCAAAAAAGCATCCGATAAGCTAATAACAAAATTATTGGGAAAAAAATAATATGAAAAAATTATTAACACTTTTAGGCGTATTGGTGATATCATTATCATCATTTGGACAACTTACTGTAAACCAAACTATAACTCCTACAACTGGATTAAAGGTTGGTGATACGTTGACTGTAAAGTATACTGTAGCTAGAGGAACTACAACACCTCGTTATTTTTGGTTGAGATATTCTTTCAACAATAAAGCATTGGCAATGGTAGCGAATAGTACAACATTTTCACAAGGTACTTCTACTCAAACATTCTTTACGGGATGGAATAACTATAAATTTACTCCAGCTGCAAATGTTGCTGAAACTCAATTATATACTCAATACCAAACTACACCTTGGGGATATGCTACAA